CAATTCCCCGGCGTATAGCACCAGCCGTTAGCAATCGCCCTCCGCACATGCTCCTCAAACGTTTGGGTCACCACACCCAGCCCTCGCAATGGATGATACAACTTCATCTCAGCCTCCTATTTCCACACCAGACTTAACCACACCTGCTCCAGGATCACCGGCTCGGCCACCGCAAACCACCAGCCTGCATACCTCCCCACACCCCAGCATGTCTGCAGCACCACCCACCCCTGGCGCTCATACAGCCCCGCATACACCTCCTCCTGGCTCCAGCGCATCCCATCCTCATCGATCACATCCGTCCACCACTCCCCCGGATCGATCGCCGTATAAACCATCGTCTCCCGCACCAGATACCACCTTGCCGACCCATCTGCAGCCGTCACCCGCAGCAGATTACCCGCCCTCAGCTCATAAAAAGCCGCCCCCGCCAGATAGTTATGCGCCAGAAAACCCAGGCTCCCATCCTCCCAGGCAGCCTGAAACAACGTAACCGCACCTCGCATATCCGCCACATAACCGTATTCCCCGCCCTGATACCGCACCTCCAGCGATCCAAACGGCCCTTCCAGCAGCACCGGCAGCGGCCTGTACACCTCGCTGCCCAGCACCCACCCCCCATACTGCCCATCCCACGCCTCGCCAGTCTGCCCATCCTGCATCTGGCCGGAGACCTCCCCCTCCCTCACCCTCCCCCTCATCTCAGCAGCAGCAGCCCGCCCCTCATAACCCGCTCGTCCGCTCATCACCACCAGCGCCAGCCACACACACGCCAGTATCAGCGCCAGCAAAATCCGCCACCACAACCCCCTCACGATCTGCCCAGAGCTGGGCGCCTGCCACTCACGTTTTGTAGGTTTCATAATCACGCTCCTGCATCGCCTTGCGCAGCAACCCGATCATCCGATCCACCTCACGCCACCCCGCCCCCTCATGTGGCTGATACTCATCCACCAGGTCGCCCATCCCCTGCGCCACCGCCGTTTGCGCCAGCGCCTGCCACTCGCACCACGCCGTACATCGTTGCATCCGATTAGACCGCTTCCACTCACCCGTCATCGTGTTCATCTCGCCTCTCCTTTCAGAGCCACCAACGCCGCGAAACCAGTTAGAGCCGCCGCCGCCGCCAGCGCAACCCCGATCCCACCGCACTCATTCACCGCCGACTGCAGCCCCAAAAACACAAGGTAAACATCCACCAAAAACACCAAAACCAGAGTACACCCGCCATTCATTTTCCGCTCCTCTCTGACATCATCCCATCTGATCATCCTGGCCATGGGCCAGGCGCCTACCCCACACCCCATCTCAGTATCCTGGCCATGGGACCCAGCACCTTACCCAGCGGCCACTCGCCGTCCCTCCCGGTCAGCGCATTGATGCCCGCCTGGTCCCCATCCAGACCGATCCACACCTTCTCATGCCGTCCCCTCAGCTCCTTCAGCAAACCCTCGTGATCCTGCCAGCTCGTACCCGCCAGCGCCACTCCCGGCACCCCCCACTGCCCCAGCGTAATCGCATCAGCCTGCCCCTCCACGATCACCAGCTCACTCGATTTCGCCCCGTAAACCTGGTTGTAGTACACCTGCCTTTTACCCGCTAACGGCTCCGGCAGGTTGTAGCTTTTCACCTCCCGGCCCTCCTTATTGATCTCAGCCCCCAGGATATTTCGAGCGGAATACGTCCTCACCCGACCCATAAAAACATGCGGATAGACAATACGCGTCCTCCCCATCAGCCCCGGGATCATCCCCCACGACACCCAGTTATCAGCCACTTCCACCCCATGGTCTCTCCCCCATCCCCCCACGTCCCCCCTGAACCCAAGAACGGAAACGGCATCCTGGCTGTCCGGCTCCACCCCGTACATCGTAAATTGCCCGCGCATATCCTGCACCTCAGCAGCAGTACCGCGCCCGGAAAATCCCAACATACACTCATCCAGCGTCTCATCCGTCCAGCCCCTGGCGTGACAGTAAGCCAGCGCATCCGCATCAGCCATCAGCCATCGGTGCATCCTCTCAGCAGCCACCTGGAAAGCCGTCTCTCGCAACCGCACAGCCACTCTCTGCGCCTGGCTCTCCTGGTTCCATCGTGGTTCTGGCAGGCTTGCCCTTCGGCACAGATGCTCCACCGTAGTCTTAAAATCCCAGTTATTCCGGCGCATCACCCACTCGAAAACATCCCCGTGCTCGTTGCGGCTGTTCCATGAGTACAGCTGTTTGCGAGCATCGATCACCAGGCTGTCATGCTCCTTCGCACGTAGATACCGCCCGCTCGTTTTCTGCAGCTGGAAACTCTCACCCACAACATCCTCCAGCTTATTCGCCTCCCGGCACTGCTCGACCACATCACTCATTTGACCGCCTCTCATACATCGGAAGATCAGACCCCGCCGCATCCGCCGTATCAATCAATTGCTCCCGCGTCACGTAACAAAATCGTGTCTGGCAATTCGGGCAGCTATGCGACGCCCCGCCGTTAAAATCGTACCGGTCATCGTAAGACCAGCAAAACTCAAACCCGCAACTTGGGCAGAACTTCGGAGCAAAATCAATCAAAAAAACGCTCATCACAACCTCGCAAACCTAATGCTACTGTCATCCGTCACCGCATCAGCCTCCGTGGTGTCATCTCCCATCCCCTCTTGCTTCACCTGCATCGACCGGTCAACCAGCCCACACAGCGCATGCCACAGTGCCAGGCCAGTCTCACAAGAATACTCTATGCTCCCGGATGTTGTTTGCAACCATGTATACGGAATTTCTTTATCCTCAACTCGCATCACGCTCACAACATGGTCCAGATTGATGATGTGCTTCTCGTTCAGGTAATCAAATCTCAAAAATCTTGCCATTATGATCAACCATCCTTTCTAAAAACTTGCTGAAAATTTTCTGTA